CACACGTACTGAGCCATCTACTTAATAACGAAGAATACTGCAGGCGCGTAATACCATATCTTCAAAAAGAATATTTTGAAGGTTCGCACAAAGTAGTATTCGATCTTATTGTAAGCTTCGTATCAACGCACAATAAACTACCAACTGGTAGAGTATTAGATATTGAACTACAAAAAGTAGCTGCTCCTGAAGATGTTTTAAATCAGTCTTCTATGTTGATTAATGAAATCAATAATAAGACTGATTTAGACACTGAGTATCTTATTATCGAAACCGAAAAGTGGTGTAAAGATAGAGCAGTTTATCTCGCTATTATGGATTCTATTGGTATTATTGATGGCAAAGATCCTGAAAAAACTGAAGGCGCAATTCCAGAAATACTTTCTACAGCTCTTGGAGTATCATTTGATCAAGCTATTGGTCACGATTATATTGATGATTCTGATAGTCGTTTTGAATTTTATAACAAGACTGAAGAACGTATTCCGTGGGATCTTGATTACTTTAACAAGATTACTAAAGGTGGTATTCCAAACAAGACTCTTAATGTTTGTCTGGCTGGTACCGGCGTTGGTAAATCTTTGTTTATGTGTCATAATGCAGCTTCTGTTTTACAGCAAGGCAAAAATGTATTATACATAACTATGGAAATGGCTGAAGAAAGAATTGCTGAACGTATTGATGCAAACCTAATGGACTTACCTATTCAACAGCTTGAATCATTGCCTAAAAATGTATTTGCTGAAAAGATTCAAAAGATTGCAACAGGTACTATTGGTAAATTACTTATTAAAGAATATCCTACAGGTGCTGCTCATTCAGGACACTTTAGGGCATTACTTAATGAATTAAAGATGAAGAAGAAATTTGAGCCAAGTATTATTTACATTGATTATTTAAACATATGCTCGTCATCACGTATGAAGGCTATGGGTGGTAGTATAAACAGTTACACTTACATCAAAGCTATTGCTGAAGAATTACGTGGTTTGGCTATTGAGTTTAATGTTCCAATTATGACAGCAACTCAAACAACTCGTTCTGGCTTTAGTAATACTGATGTTGGTCTTGAAGATACTTCTGAATCGTTTGGCTTACCAGCAACAGCTGATTTAATGTTTGCGTTAATCGCAACAGAAGAACTAGATGAATTAAACCAAGTAATGGTTAAACAATTAAAAAATCGTTATAATGATCCTACTAAGTATAAACGCTTCGTGATTGGCATAGATAGAGCAAGAATGAAGTTATATGATGTAGAGGAATCAGCTCAATCGGATATTATGTCTGATATGGCTATTCCAGATAAACCAATAGCAACGTGGGGTAATAACGAAACCAAAGACACGTTTGCTGAATTTAAAGTATAGGAAAAAAATATGAATTGGATTAAAGATAGAATTAAAGAAAGAACATCTCTAGATGGAGTATCACTTATTGTGATTTGTGGTTCAGTTATTTTGTTTGGCGGTATTGCTAAACTATTAGCTTGGATCGGTTTAGGTTGGGGTATTTACACATTGGTACAAAAAGAGGACTAATTAATGTTTAATGTACGCGTTATTTCTCATAGCAAACCAGCTATTGGGGTCGAATTGAAAGATGATTTGTTGCAAATGGTTGCTTATTGCGCTCGTGTATCAAATCCAAATAATCAAAATAATGAAGCAAGCGCGGAAAAACTAGTACAGTATTTGATTAAGCATCAGCATTGGTCTCCATTGGAGATGGTAAGTGTGTGTATGGAAGTCGATACTACTCGGGATATCGCTCGGCAAATTCTTAGACATCGATCATTTTCGTTTCAAGAATTTAGTCAGCGATATGCTGATCCCACTCAAGATTTAGCTTTTACTACTCGTGAAGCTAGACTTCAAGATGAAAAGAATCGACAAAACTCTGTTGATATTCCTATGGAGGACTCGATCCATCATATTTGGGAGTCATATCAAGAGGTTATTATTGAACGTTGTAAGCATGCGTATGAATGGGCTATTAATGCCGGTATCGCCAAAGAGCAGGCAAGAGCAATTCTTCCTGAAGGATTAACGATGTCTCGTATGTATGTCAATGGTACATTAAGATCATGGATTCACTATATTCAGCTAAGAGCAGCAAACGGCACTCAGAAAGAACACCAAGAGATCGCTAAAGCTTGTGCTGAAGCTATATACCAAATATTCCCTCTCGATGATGTCATATAACTAAATGATATAAAAAAAGTGAATTATTTTCACTAAAACAGTTTACAACCTCCTTTCTTTATGATATAATATACCTATATTAAATGATAAAGAAAGGAACTACATTATGACACAACTAATTGAAAAAACCCAAGAACTACTGGATCTCATGCAGCATCAACTGCACACTAGGTTCGAACATACCATCGATAGCACTCAATATATAATGGAACCAGGTAGGAATTTCATCAAGCTAATTAGAGATGAAGATGGCCGTCAAAGCGTTGTAGGTTTTGTAGTTAAAAAATCGCCCAAAGCATTAGATAATAAAACTAATGAAGAGTTTAAAATTGGTGATATGTTAATGGCAAAAAGCTGGAAAGCTCCAGCTACAAACTTTGCTAGAGGTAACGTATTTGAAGAATTACCAATGAGACAACTTTGTTTTGGACTTTAAGGAGAATATTATGAATTTAGAAGAAGTAATTAAAAGCTTAGTTAACGTAACACTTACCGAAGATAAGGTAAGAGACATTGTTGGAGCTCCATCAATCGAAGAGTCAGAGACTTGCGAATGTGGAAAAAAGCTTGACCAATGCAAAGATTCTTATGAACACATGACACACGGAGTATAATATGAGTAGAACTAATTCTTACGTAATGACAGCCCACGTTGAATCAGCAGGCGATATGCTTGAACTTCAAACTGTTAGAAATTCTATTAAGACCATCAATAAGATGGCTAAAGAAACTGATAGAATGAATCAATATCGATATGACTCAGGTTGGACCGATGTTTTATTACCTTTGACACCAAAGTATCGTGTTAATGTTATGCCTCGTGGACCGCGCACTAAAGCAGCAATTGCTGATGGTCGTAGCCCAAGAGCTTATGATTCATGTCTTCCAATGCGACATGCCGAAAGACTTGATGTATATATCCATGAACGTTCACAGAGTTATTGCTAATGTTAAGAGCCTTTAAAGAAGTTACTAATTGGGATGAATGTAAACATCCAGTTCTAAACCACACATATATCTTAAATGAACAAGGTCATTGTGTTGGATTTAGATCAACAATATCTAAACAGTATAAAGAATTTAGTAAACCAATGAAAGGTTTTTCAAAGTCACGTAGAAAATTTATTGAACTTAAACCAGTTGAAAAATATATGAGGTAGTAATGATGAGATATGGAATGGAAGATTTAGCAGGACTAATTGTATTAATGGGTTTATCACTTATACTTGGAGTAGTAATTGCAGCTACTTCTGTTCAAGGTACTTGGAGATTAGATGCGGCAAAAACAGAATGCGCTCAGTTTAATCCAGATAATGGCCATTTTCAATGGATTGAGATTTCAGAATAATGATAGAGTATTGGGTTGTAAAATTTACCAAAAACGATAATGATCCACTTCATCAGTATCTTTTTGCTATAGAAAAAGACGCAGAAAGCTTTAAAAAAGATATGGATGAAAGGGGTTATATAACTTCAATTACACGAAACGAGGAATTTGTATAATGGAATATTTAATTGGCTTAGTAACTGTAGTTGGTGTTGGATATACTTCGTATATTATCGGCCTTAAAGAAGGCGGCGCTAAAATGATTGACTCTTTAGAATACTTAGGTATCATTATTGTAGACGAAGACGATAATGTATGGCCAAATAAACAGTACAATCCTAAATAGTAAGAAAAAAAATATTATAAATAGTATTGTACATTTACTTAAAGGAGTGTTATAATACAATTATGAAAAGTTTTTTATCACTAGAACCAATCCGAGAAGCAGTTAGACTTGCTCCTGGACAACTCAAAAAACCTAATGCTAATACTGGAGAAGCTAGAATTGATATTCTAGCCAGACTCATACGAGACGAAAAGCCACTCGAATTAGCAAAGGGTGGAACCTTTAAAGTAACTGAAATCGAAGATGCCTTAGCTCAAATAGAAATATTTAAGAAGCTTGAAAAACCATTCAATCTTCATGGTGATGGTAAAACTATCAGCTCTTCAGATCTTGGTAAAAGCAAAGTTTTTGGCGGGGGTGGTGGAGCCGGAGGCGGAACCAAGAATACTCAGATCACTGAAAGTCATCAATGCGTTATTTGTCAAGCAATGCTAGACAATGGAATACAATCAGAAGAGTTCTTTATGGATGAAGAAATCTTAAAAGCAGCATATAAAAGAGTATATGTTGATGCAACATACGAAGAAATTGCTAGTGTAGAGGATGGTTGGTTTCATTCATCGTATGAATCAGCTAAGCTTCTTGTTAAAGATGGTTATATTAATAAGTCTCAAACATTCCATAGAAACAGTAAATTGATGAACACTGTTTACGCATACAAAAATGTAGCATATAAAAATTCAGATCAAAAACCAGTTAAAGATGATAAGTGGAATCCAGGTGATTTTTGGGCTGTTGAAAAATCTTTTGATCTTAAATCTTTAAATACAGATTCTATTGCTGGATATAATAAGTCGTTACTTCAAGCATTTGTTGATAGGCAATTAGTTGCTATATCACTTAAGCTTGTTAAAAAGAAAGCAAAAGCTAAAGAATATAATGTTAAACTACCACCAGATACTGATGATCATAAGTTACTAAAAATATTACTTCAAGGCGAAAAACGAGGAACCTTTTGGTCTAACAAAGGTGCTACTATTCTCTTTGACGAAGGTAAATTTGATCTAAGAGCTGGTTCTGCTGGCGGAGCTATCAAAGGAGAAATTGCACTTAAAACTGCTAGAGGCGGCGGTGCTGGATATGGAATCATGCAAGACGCTTTAAAGCTTGTTATGAGAAAGAAAATACCAGAAAATGGTAAAATCAATGCAATGGCAAAGAAAATAGTTAAAGGCGATAAGCGATCTATCGCAATATTTTATAAAATGTATAGTCATTTCTATAAAAACGAAAGCTATGAAACCTTTGAAAAGGAATTACTTAGTAAAGACGTTTATTGGGTTGGATCTAAGATGGCTTGTCTATATGTTGTATACATAGTAGATCAAAACACTGGAACAAAAGCTAATAGATGGCTAACTAAAATTATCAATTATGCTGGATCTAAATCTGAAGACTCTAGCGCATACGTAAAGGTATACGAATAATGAAAGGATTTAAAAATCAACTAGCTGAAGCCGCAGGAAAGAACACTCATATGATTCATATTGAGGATCTTATTCTTGATGGCGGAGTTAAGGGAGCGCGCCAAGCTATACTTGCATTGAGATCATTGCGAGATATGCTGTCGGGTAACGCAAAATCTGCAGTAGACGTTACTGTTAAATGGGATGGCGCTCCCGCCGTATTTGCCGGAGAAGATCCGTCAGATGGCCAATTCTTTGTAGCAAAAAAGGGTATCTTTAATGCTAATCCAAAGATTTATAAGTCTCATGCTGATATTGATGCTGATACTTCCGGCGATTTATCTAAAAAGTTGAAAATGGCCTTTGATTACATTAAGCCACTTGGTGTAAAAGGTGTGATTCAAGGTGACTTTATGTTTGATAATTCTGACCTTAAAACAGAAAGCATTGGTGGAGTTAAACACGTAGTTTTTCATCCTAATACAATCGCTTATGCCATTCCAACCGATTCTGCTTTAGCAAAAGAGATTAAAAGAGCTAAGATTGGTATAGTATGGCATACAACATATAGTGGAGCAACGTTCGAAACTATGAGAGCTGAGTTTGGTAGAGAAATTACACCAAAATTAAAAGCTTCTAAAGATGTTTGGATGGTCGACGCTACGCTATCTGATTTATCTGGCACAGCAACACTAACTAAAAAAGATACTGAATTACTTAATGGTAAACTTTCAGCTGCTGGTAAACTATTTAAAAAAATATCTGGATCTACTCTTAAAGAGCTAGAATCAAATAAAGAATTAAACCTTGTTATTAATGTATATAATAATAGAAAGGTAAGAGATGGTCAAAGAATCACAGACACTAAGAAGCATGCAATAGGTCTTATTATGTTTGTTAAAGATCGATATCAAAAGGAAATTGACAAAAGAAGCAGTCAAAAAGGAAAAGACGCGCAAATTGCAAAAAGAGATCAATTGCTTGCATTTTTTGACAAATCTAATTTAAAAAACTTACAAAACGTGTTTGATTTACAAAATTTAGTTGTAGATAGCAAATTAATTATTATAAATAAACTAAACGGTTTAAACAAAATTGGTACTTTTGTTAAAACTAAATCCGGATTTAAGGTAACCAACCCTGAAGGTTTTGTTGCAATAGATCGTATGGAAGGTGGTGCAGTTAAGCTTGTTGATCGATTAGAATTTTCTACTAATAACTTCAGCAAAGATATTATTAAAGGTTGGGACAATCCTAACTAAATGGAACCGAGGATAAAAATGAAATCATTTAAGGAACACGAAGCAGAACTATCTGAAGATAGTGGCGATTTTTCAGAAGCTATGTCACTTGCACATAGAATGAAAATGAAAGCTAGCTTCAGAAAAAATAAAGCTAAAATTGCTCTAGGTAAAAAGAAAGCAGCAAGAAAATTAGCATCTCCAGAAAAACTTAAATCACGAGCAACTAAAAAGGCTCGCGACATCATGATTCAAAAAATTCTTAAAGACAAGAAGAAGGGTGATCTATCATTTGCTGGCAGAGCTGGTATTGAAAAGAGATTAGCATCTAAAAAAGGAGCAATCGCAAAGATTGCTAAAAAGTTACTACCGGCAATTAAGAAAGCTGACAGGGCTAAACTAAAAAGTAAAGGTGGTGACAAATAAAATGGAATTTAAGAGTTTTAGCGAATATTTAACTGAAGCTAAAGGCGAAGTATACTTCGTTTTTGGTAGATTTAATCCACCAACTTCAGGTCATGAGAAACTTTTTGACAAGCTAAAGAAAACTGCTGGTAGTAATCCTTATCGAATATATGGTTCAAAATCGCAAGATGCTAAAAAGAATCCTTTATCGTTCAAAGAAAAAATAAAATTTTTACGTAAAATGTTTCCAAAGCATGCTCGTAGTATTATGGCTGACGCTGATGTTAGACACGTTATGGACATTGCTACTAAATTATATGACCAAGGTTATACCTCAGTAACTATGGTCGCAGGCTCAGATAGAGTTAAAGAGTTTGATACTCTTCTCAATAAATATAACGGTGTCGATTCTAGGCATGGTTTCTATAATTTCGAAAATGGTATTAAAGTTGTTTCAGCTGGAGAAAGAGATCCAGATGCTGAAGGCGTTGCTGGTATGTCAGCTTCGAAGCTAAGAGCATTTGCTTCAGATAATGATTTAGAAAACTTTACAAAAGGAATGCCTAAAGGATATAAAGATTCAAAAGCATTATTCAATGCAATTAGAAAAGGTATGGGACTAAAAGAAACTCATATGCATCGTAAGCATGTTGAACTAGAACCTGTATCAGAAAAAAGAGAACAGTTTGTTGAAGGTACTCTTTTTAAAGAAGGCGATGAAGTTGTATTAAAGGAAACAAATCAAATTGGTGTTATTAAAAGATGCGGCACTAACTTTTTAGTTGTCGAATTTGGCGAATGGAAAAAAAGAGTTTGGTTAGATGATGTAGAACATTTAGATGAAAAGAAATATACTGACATGGATTCTAAAGAAAAAGCAGCATATAATAAACCAAGACCTGATGCACCCGAAAGCCAACATACAAAGAATTTTAAAAAGAAGTTTGGTGAAATGAAAAGCTTTTCACAATCATTAGAAGAAGCTGATGCTAAGGCAGCTCTTAAAAAGAAAGCTGAAAAATCAGGCATGCCTTATGGTATCCTAAAGAAAGTATTTGATCGTGGCTATGCTGCTTGGAAAACAAGTCATAGACCAGGAACAAATCCAACTCAATGGGGATTAGCTCGAGTTAACTCATTTACAACTAAATCATCTGGAACATGGGGCAAAGCTGATAAAGATCTTGCCGCAAAGGTAAGAGGAAGCTAATGAAATCATTCAAAGAACAATCAAATTTAGATGAAGCTCCACTAGTAATGGATGATTTAGATATGGTTGATACTCTATTTAAAAAGATTAAAGAAGATATGTATAAAGCAAGACGTCAAAAGAAATCAGAAAAGAATTGGCCTACATTACAAATACTGGCTAAACTTGCGGGTTATGGTATTACTAAGAAAGGTCAAAAGGATAGCAAATCGTTTAGGTATGATTTAAAGAAATGAAAACTTTTGGACAATACTTTACTGAAGGTACAGGTAAAAGCGAACCTTGGGAAGATGGATTTAAGCGTAGAGTAGTAAAAGCTACAAGCCCAGAACATTTAGATAAGGGTTATAAGTGGAGAATTAAGGGTAAAGATAGAGATGAAATATCTATTAAGCTTTACAAAAATAAACCAGATTTTGCTGAATTTAAAAAGCAAATGAAGAGAGTCGCAGGACATGAATTCGGTGGATAACTTTAAACAACACTTTGATTTAATGGAAGGTGTAAATGATCCTTCTATTTTTAAGGCAGTATTTCTAGCAGGTGGACCAGGAAGTGGTAAATCATTTGTTGTAGGTAGAACAGCTTTACAGGCATTAGGATTTAGATTAATTAACTCTGACGACGCTTTTGAAAAGGGTTTAACGAGAGCAGGACTTACTGCTTCTCCAGAAGACATTGCATCAGCTCAAGGTCAAGCTATAAGAGCTAAAGCTAAAGCTCTTACTGGTAAAATTATGCAAAGGGCTTTACAAGGTAGAATGGGTATTGTTATTGATGGTACCGGTAAGGACTACGCTAAGATTAAAAAGCAAGTTGATATGTTAAGAGAAATTGGCTATGCTGTTCATATGATATTTGTTAATACAGATTTAGAAACTGCATTAGAAAGAAACAAAATGAGACCTCGATCGATAGAAGACAGTTTAGTTACTAAAATGTGGAAAGAGGTTCAAAAGAATATTGGTAAATTTCAAGGATTATTTAGAAATAGATTAATCATTGTTGATAACTCTAAAGGTTCAGATATCGATAGTCAAACAATTGGAGCGTTTAAAAGAATAAAAACTTGGGCTGCTAAAGCTCCAGAAAATGCTATTGCTGTAAGATGGATAAAGGGGCAGAAAAAATAATGCATAGTTTTTTAGAACATATTGAAGAAAGATTTGGTATCTACGAAGGTCAACATGTTCCTTTAGAACAACCTATGATAGAAATAGATGAAGCTGCTGAACCTGAGTTAAATAAACCTAAAAGGTCTAGTGGTAAAAAGAAATATGTAGTTTACGTTAAGAATCCTAAAACTGGTAACGTAAAGAAAATAGAATTTGGCGACGAAAAGGGTGGTTTAACATCAAAAATTAATAATCGTGATGCTGCACGTAATTTTGCTTCTCGACATAATTGCGATGCTAAAACTGATAAAATGAAAGCAGGCTATTGGGCGTGTCGCCTCCCGAAGTATGCTAAGGACTTGGGGCTTAAAGGTGGTGGATCTTACTTTTGGTAAACCGTATTGGGAAGATGGCGAGGTAAGAACCTTCGATCCATCGATCGAAGATGCTGAATACGTTTGGCACAGAGATCATGAAGACCGGGAAATAGAAATTTTAGAAGGCG